GACACCCGCCCCCGACGACCTCGATCCCCGCAGGCAGGCTTTACTGCTGTACTTTCAGGGATACCGCATCGCCCGCATTGCTGAAATGCTGGGAGAGAAACCCGCAACCGTTCACAGCTGGAAAAAGCGCGATAAGTGGGGCGACTATGGCCCGCTGGATCAGATGCAGCTGACCACCGCCGCACGCTACTGCCAGCTCATCATGAAGGAGCAGAAGGAAGGGAAGGACTTTAAGGAAATCGACCTGCTGGCGCGCCAGTCCGAGCGCCACGCCCGAATCGGTAAATTCAGCAACGGCGGCAATGAAGCGGACCTGAACCCGAACGTGGAGAACCGGAACAAAGGTCCGCGTAAGCCCCCGGAAAAGAACCTGTTCAGCGACGAACAGATTGAGAAGCTGCAGGAGGTTTTCCACGGCTCGATGTTCGGCTATCAGCGCCAGTGGTGTGAAGCCGGTAATAAATATTCGGTACGCAATCTGCTGAAGTCGCGCCAGATTGGTGCGACCTTCTTTTTTGCCCGCGAGGCGCTGATCGATGCGCTGACCACCGGGCGCAATCAGATTTTCCTGTCAGCCAGTAAGGCGCAGGCGCACGTCTTCAAGCAGTACATTATTGAGTTTGCCCGCGAGGTGGACGTAGACCTGAAGGGCGACCCGATGACGCTCAGCAACGGCGCGTGCCTGTACTTCTTAGGCACCAACGCCCGCACCGCGCAGAGCTACCACGGCAATCTGTACCTGGATGAATATTTCTGGATCCCCAAGTTTCAGGAACTGCAGAAAGTGGCGTCCGGCATGGCGCTGCACAAGAAGTGGCGCGAAACCTACTTTTCCACCCCGTCCAGCCTGACGCACAGCGCTTATCCGTTCTGGTCCGGTTCGCAGTTCAATAAGGGCCGGGCCAAAGCGGACAGGGTTGATATCGACCTCAGCCATCAGTCACTGGCCGCCGGGCGCCTCTGCGAAGACGGCCAGTTTCGCCAGATCGTCACCGTTGAAGATGCGGTGCGCGGCGGCTGTGACCTGTTTGACCTGGAGCAATTGCGCACGCGCTACAGCCCGGAGGATTACCAGAACCTGCTGATGTGCGTCTTTATGGACGACCTAGCGTCGGTGTTCCAGCTGGCCATGCTTCAGAAGTGCATGGTGGACAGCTGGGAAGTCTGGACCGATTTTGAAGCGCTGGCGCTGCGGCCGTTCGGCTGGAAAGAGGTCTGGATCGGCTATGACCCGGCGAAGGGGACGCAGAACGGCGACAGTGCCGGATGTGTGGTCATGGCTCCGCCTGCCGTGCCGTGCGGTAAGTTCCGCATCCTTGAGCGCCACCAGTGGCGCGGGATGGACTTCCGGGCGCAGGCCGACGCCATCAGGACGCTGACGCAGCAGTATAACGTCACCTATATCGGCATCGACTCCACCGGCGTCGGGCTGGGCGTGTATGAAAACGTCAAAGCCTTCTTCCCGCAGGTGAGAGAGTTTGTTTATAACCCGAACGTGAAGAACGCACTGGTGCTGAAGGCTTACGACACGATCGCCAGCGGGCGGCTGGAGTTTGACGCCAGCCACCTCGACATCGCGCAGTCATTCATGTCTATCCGCAAGGCTACCACGGCCAGCGGCAACCGTCCGACCTATGAAACCAGCCGCAGCGAAGAAGTCAGCCACGGCGATTTAGCCTGGGCGACCATGCACGCGCTGGCAAACGAGCCGCTGCAGGGACAGGCGGCACACACGCAGAACATTGTGGAGATTTATTAATGAGCAAACGCAGGAACCGCACCCGCACGCAGCCCGTGCCGCAGCCGGATAACATGACCAGCGGGGCAGCGACGGAGGCGTTTACCTTTGGCGACCCGATCCCGGTGCTGGACCGTCGCGAACTGCTGGACTACGTGGAGTGTGTCATCAACGATCGCTGGTATGAACCGCCCGTGAGCGTTGATGGGCTGGCGCGCACGTTCCGCGCTGCCGTGCATCACAGCTCACCCATCAGCGTAAAGTGCAACATTCTGGCAAGTACCTTTATCCCGCACCCGCTGCTGAGTCAGCAGGCGTTCAGCCGCTTTGCGCTGGATTACCTGATTTTCGGTAATGCCTATCTGGAGAAGCGGACCAGCCGCCTCGGTAATGTGCTGAAGCTGGAGCCGTCGCTGGCAAAGTTCACCCGGCGCGGCCTCGACCTGGAAACGTACTGGTATGCGCACTATGGCATTAATACCGAGCCGTATGAGTTTGCGAAGGGCAGCGTGTTTCACCTGATGGAGCCGGACATTAATCAGGAGATTTACGGCCTGCCGGGCTACCTGTCTGCCATCCCGTCGGCGCTGCTGAATGAGTCGGCCACGCTGTTCCGCCGTAAGTATTACCTCAACGGCAGCCACGCGGGTTTCATCATGTACATGACCGACCCGGCGCAGAGCCAGCAGGACGTGGATAATATCCGTAGCGCCATGAAAAGCGCGAAGGGCCCTGGCAACTTCCGCAACCTGTTTATGTACAGCCCGAACGGGAAAAAGGACGGCATCCAGATCATCCCGCTGTCAGAGGTGGCGGCAAAGGATGAATTCCTGAACATTAAAAACGTGAGTCGCGACGACATGCTGGCCGTGCATCGGGTGCCGCCGCAGCTGATGGGGATTATGCCAAGTAATGTCGGAGGATTTGGAGACGTGGAAAAGGCCAGCAAGGTATTTGTGCGTAATGAACTCATGCCATTGCAGAGACGCTTCGAGGAACTGAACAGCTGGCTGGGTGAGGATGTTATCCGTTTTGCACCGTATGTACTCGATATCGAATAGCAGATACAAAAAAGCCCGGCTAAGCCGGGCTTGATTTTAACGCCGATTTTGTCGCTTTCTTTTTCTGGTAGAAACAGGCTTCGGCTCTCGATTGTTGTCTACCTTTTCATGCGTATCCATATCAAACCAAGAAGCTTGCGCGACCTCACTCATCGGAAAAATTACGCTAGTGTCCACGTCACCCAGCTCACTGTAATCGTTGGAAAAAAGAACCCGCAGATTATCTTTTTCTCTATATCCAGACATTATGGGATTGATTGAGACCTCAAGGTTAGGACCTTGCTTCTCATTCGGCTCGCTGATCATATTCACCGTGCCAACATAAACCTTCCTGCTTTTTAGGCTAACCAGTACGGGCTTATCTTTAGTAGCTGAATCAAAAAACAGTTGCCCCAGCGAACCTTCAGAAAGTATTTCTTTAAGCGCCGACAATCTAATTACCAGCTTGAAAAAGGCAACCTGTCCATTATCGTTTTTGAAGCCGCTCAATATGTTAGCTGCCAGATAGATCCCAAATCTTGCTGCCTGAGTCCATACCACAGCAGCAAAAACCATACTCAGAGATAAAAGGATCAGCCATGATGACAGACGGTTATCTTTCGAATTATTGCTGAGGTCAATCCATGCTGTTAGCCATGTTGCTAAAGTGAAGCTAGGTACAAGCCATTTCATCAAATAAGCGGCGCAGACAGAGGCGATCAGACACCATATGCCATATGTGGCCATCTTCATATAGAGAAGCTGGCCATCATATCTGTGTAAGCGGAAGTAGGTTTTGATTCTGTAGGGTGAGGAAATTATTATCTGCCCACTAGCGAGCAATGGAATTATGAGAAGTGCGAACATTAGTCGTCGTCGCTGTCCTTGCTTCCTGCAGCAACAGCATTAGCATCTTGCTCCACAAAACGCTTAGCTGCTTCACGGTAATGAGATAACTTCTCTCCGTTTTCACGCACGATAACCGAACCGCGACCGACAACGCTTATGTCCTTAACTCCGGATTTTTCTAAGCGGTCAGCCATGGCCTTACCACCTGCCACATAACCATTCAGACCGAACATTTTCATCACTAACTCTTGCATACAAACCTCCTTAACCTTCCCACGTAAACCGGTTCAATTCTTAACGATTTACAGGTACTGCCCGTATGGGGCGGCGAAGTTTAGCACAGATGCGCCACAGCATTAAGCGCTTTATCTGTACAGATTAGACAGAACTTATCCTTCATAGTTCTGTTTTAGGTTGACCACATTTTGACCGTAATTAACAACGTCATCTTTAAAAGCTCACTTAACTTAAGTTGCAGCCAGCCATTTAATCAAGTGCAAAATTCGCACAACACGATAAAATTTACTTCTTAAAGTTTTGAAGGAAGAAATGGCAAGCTTTGACACTTTACTGCAATGGTTCAGTAAGAAATTTAAATGTAGCTTCAATTCTCAACCTGCTGAGTTAGTACGTTCATGACTGATTTCATTAAATACCCCGCCAGAGCGCCCCAGCACCATCATACGGGGCGCTCTTTTTTTCGTCCTCGGGCCTGACCTGATACCACCGACGCGCCAGCGGCCCGGAAAATGCGCTGCGTTCTGACCGTCTGCCCCTATCAGCGCGCGCTCGTAGCCCCGCCACGCCTGCCCGCTTTATGCAGTGGTTTTCATGCACCTGCATGACATAAACAAAAGCCCGCCAATACTAGCGGGCCTGAGTATCAGAGATCCTTTTGGGATCATGCGATTTCATGCAGCATGGTCATGCACTCACAGCTCGTAGTTCTGTTAGGCCTTTCATCACTCAGCCTGATTCATTGAAAGGCTGTATTCATACTTGCGTAGACGAGCCATTAGCTCATCTGTGAGTTCGGAAACCCACTCAATTGCCATGCGTTTTTCTTGATCACTACATTCGCTGACAGCAACAAGTTTTAAAAAGAAATCAATACGCTGAAGCTTCACCGACTCCAAAAGATAGTCCTGCATGTTCCCTCCTCTGCTTACAACTACTGTTTATGCATACAGTATAGAAAATCC